CCGGCAGTGGGGGGGTAGCTCAGCTGGGAGAGCGCCGCGTTCGCAATGCGGAGGTCGGGAGTTCGATCCTCCTCCTCTCCACCACCAATTGACGCCCAACCGTTCTCGGTTGGGCGTTTTCACTTCCAGATCCCGCACGGTACGCGGGGTTCACGCGCATTCTGCGTGTGCCAGGGGGCGGTGTGAACGGGGGCCGATGGCGCCCAGTTCGACCCTTTTCTGCCCTCTGTTCTCTGGAAATCTCCACCAACTTTTTCGCCGTAGCACACGCACATCGCCTTGCGTGACAACGACTTGTGCTTGTGTCGGCTTTTTGAGTTCGCCGACCGCCTTGGATGGGCAAACCGTCAGGCCGAAACGAAGTCCGGGGCTGCGCACGGCATCCAGTACACACCTTGGCGCCGGTTGGACTTCACGAGTGCTCGGTAGGCATGCAGCGGACCCTCGTACTCCGGCTTCCCTTTATTCGCGGTCTTCACCTTGAACAAGTCGATCGGCTTGTCGCTCGTCTGGCCAGCGCGCGTCATGATCCGCTCGCCGTCCACCTCGGCGCCCTTGAACGACCACAGGGCGCTGAAGACCGCCGCCTGACCGTCCGTGCACCGGATCGGTCCATGAGTCCAGTCATCCAACGTCACCCAACCGAAGTCAGCAGAGAACGGCCCGTGCACTGGCGTCCAGGGATCAGCAGCGGCCGCTGGTTCCGGGGTCGCGCCCGGCCGGATATGGGCGATGCCGCCGCCGTAGTAGGTGAAGCGCTCCTCCAACGGCAGCCACTCGATCCCGCCGCCAAACGGAGCCCCACGTACCTGGGCAGCCCTGGGTGCGATGACCCGGATGCCGGCGCCAGGCACGCGGATCCGGTCAAAGACCGATGGCTCGGCCCAAAGGCGGGTCAGACTCCTGGAAAGCAGCACCGGCTCATGACGTGCCTCGCCCAGCCTCCAGATGCCGTCGCCAAGGTCGGTGACGCCATCCCGGCTTTCAATCTCCAGCGCGATGCGCAGCTTCGACCGTAGCCACCCCTCGTCCAGCAGCACCGCTGCCCGATCGTCAGCGGCGATTGGGATGGGGCCGCAGTCTGGGCACTGGCAAACCTGCCCTCCCTGGCCGTCGCCGAAGATCTGGCCGTTGCGCAGTTGGCAATACGGGCACAGCGTGAAGGTGCGGTTCACGACCGTCGGCTTGATCGCTGGCCCGAGGGACGAGCAGGCCCTGATCTCGGCGGGCGACAGCGCACCACGGAAGACCGGCGTGCCACCCGCGAACAGGCGGCAGACCAACGACCACGCTTCGTGAGCTGACACCGGTCAGTGCTCGAATGCGGGCTGCAGATCGTGCACGTCCTCGCTGGGCGGCGTTTCCTGCGGGTTGAGCGTCTGCCCCTTCTGGAGGATGCCCAGCGAGACCAGGTACCCCTCCAACTGCGCCTGCAGGGCCGCATCGAACTTGTGCAGATTCAGCCGGCCCTTGCGCGTGACCTCGATGGTGACCACCTTCGGACGCGTCTTGCCGGGCTCGGGCGGGTAGTACAGGTTGATGTGCGCGCCGGTGACGAGCCAGTTTTCGGCCAGCGGGCCCGGCAACTTTTCGGCCAGCAGATCAGTCACGCAGCGGTGTTCGCTGGACGCCATGGCCGTGCAATCGACCTTCAGTTGCGTGTCCGGGCTGAGCAGACTGATCGACTTCACCTGCAGCACGTTGAACCCGTCCACCTCCGCCTGCGGGACATCGAAACCCAGGCGGAGCACCGAGAGATCCAGCGTCGGCGGCATCAGGCGGTGGGCATCAACCTTCACATGAAGCAGGTGCTCGGCGAAGGCCTTCAGCAGCATCTGGTGGTACTTGGCGCCACCCTTGACCAGTGACCGGGTGACGCCCGTGATGGCGGAGTACTCCAGGACCGAGTGGATGTTCGGGTTACCGACGCGGCGCTTCAGGTCATCGCCCTCGAACTCCAGGTGCACCATCGACAGGTCCTTGATGTGGACGCTCAACAGGTACACGTTGGGGCTGCGCTGGACGACGTAGGCCTTGCTGCGGTCGCCGCACTGCATCTCCCGTTGGTAGAAAGCCGAGACGTCAGCACGCAGGGCAGCCAGCGCAGCATCGGACGTGTCGGGAGTCTTCTTTACGCCCAGGTCATGCTGCTGGGCGTGAGCGACCTGGCGTTCGAAGTGGTCGACGTCGCCGGCACGGTCGAAGAGGTCCGGGTGCTTCACGTAGAGCCAGAACGACCGATGCGTGTCGCTCTTGCAGGTTGCCAGGCTGGTCAAGACCGCGCCATTGCCGACGGCCACTTGGAACATCGCCTGCGCCCCCGCAGAGTCCCCGAGGGCGACGCTGGCGCGGAGCTTTGCCGCCACTGGGTCGCGCACGGCCGCGTCCGGGCAGGCAACCAAGGCGTCGATCAACGTCTGCGTGGTTTCCGGCAAGTCGGTCCACGCGAAGTCGTCGGGCATGTTCAGCCCATTGCCAGTCAGGAACTCACGCAGCGTGGTGTCCACCGGCAGTTCGTGCAGCAGTTCGATCCAGGTTTTTTTCATGTTGGCGGTCCTTTCCGAGGAGATGTCGGAGGTCTGCGGACCGATGGTCTGGGTGCGCTGGCCGGCGACTGCGGTTACTAAACAACGATCCCGCAATAGTAAAGTAGCGAGATACAGCGTGATTGTGTCCCGATCATTCCCGCTTGTCAATCTACGTGCCACATCTGGCGGACTTTAGTATCTCGGAGCTATACTCGCGGGCTGTAATCACACTTAGACAGGAGCATCGCTATGGCTTCGGGATTCGGAGCACGCCTGCGGCGCTACCGTGAGGCTAAGAAGCTGACTCTGCAGCAAGTGGCCGACGCGGTTGGCTGTACCAAGGCGTACATCTGGGAACTGGAAATGAAGGAAGGCCAGCGCCCATCCGCCGAGCGGGTCCGCGCATTGGCCAAGGAGCTGGGCGTGACGATGGAGGACATCATGGGCGAACCGCTCCAGGATGTTCCCGAAGCCAGCCCCGAGGATGTCGCGTTCTTCCGCGAGTACGCGGGCATGTCCGACGAGGAGAAGGACCGCTACCGGCAGGCCCTCCAGATCATGTTCCCCGACAAGGGCAAGGGCGGAGACTGAGCGTTGAGCGCGGCGCAGACTCTCACCGGCTCGATCGCAGCCAACACCGTCCAGAAATGGTTGCGGGCGTGGCACCAGGGTGGCGTGCCGGACGCCATCGATCTGGAGATCGTTCGGCAGATGCTGCCTGGCACGCCCTACGGCACGGGCGTCCGCGAGATCAAAGCCCCGACCTTGCTCGCCATCGACAGTTGCGAAGGCATGCTGGTGCGCAACCCGAAGGACGCCGCCGAGTGGGGGATCTTCTATAACGGCAAGGCCAGCCCCGAGCGCCGGCGTTTCACGATCGCCCATGAGTTGGGCCACTTCATCCTGCATCGCAGCCAGCGGCCCAGCTTCAGTTGCGACAAGGAAAGCGTCTATTCAGGGGCGGACACCATCCGAACCATCGAGCGCGAGGCCGACGATTTCGCCAGCAACCTGCTGATGCCCGGCGATCTACTGCGCGAGTGGATCTCCGATCAGCAGATCGACCTGCACGTCCTCAGTGCCATCGCGAAGCGCTTCGAGGTCTCGTTCGAGGCGCTGTGCATCCGCTTCATCAAGTTCACGCCGCAGCGGGCCATCCTGGTGTACTGGGACAACGGCTTCGTGAAGTACGAGTGGCGCAGCAGTAGTGCCGTCAGAACACGGGCGCGTATCCGCCGCAATGGCGATCCTGCGGAGCCTCCGCCCGGCACCCTCGCCGCTGATGCCGGCGTCGACCAGGAGTGGGATGGCACGGAGATGTCCGCCGCGATCTGGTGCGCCGAGGAAGCGCCGCACATGAAGCTGCGCGAGTTCAAACACAACTACGGCGCACGAGATCGTGTCCTCACGCTGCTCCTGCTTGAAAGCGCCGAGCCGCGATCATGGGACCGGTCGTGGCATGACGAGGAGACCACTGACAGTTTCGATCAGTTCGTGTCGAATGGCCAGTTGCCGGTACGCTGATGCTGTACCCATCAAGAGATCGACGATGCCCGGACTGATCATCACCCAAGACCAAGCGGCACGAGACTGGATCAAGGATAGAACAGAAAAATCACAGGAGCGTTTTTTCCGATCAGTCCGCCCTATCTATGGCCTAACGCCTTCCGATACTGCAATGGCTGTCGGCACTTCGTTCCTGTTCCAAGTTGACGGGCGAAGATTCCTGGTGACTGCTGCACATGTCATCGATTGGAATCAACAGACAACTCTGTACGTGGCTGGCGTCGGCACCTTGGAGCAGATCACAGGGGTTGCAGGGGTGACCAAGGCACCCGCGACAGGTAGGTCAGGCGACAAGTACGACTTTGCGTTCATGGAGCTGTCGAATGACTTCGCCGAACGCGTTGGGACGGATGCTTTCCTGAATGCCGATGACGTGTCTGAAAACAGGGGCACGATGGATGGAAGATGCTTCATGGCCCTTGGGTATCCGGCGTCTCGCAACAAGCCAAAGCCTTTAGCGATCACCGGAACTCACGCGGTCGGGAAGTCGTGGGTCTACAGCGACTCGTGCCACATGGCCGACAAGGTATTCACCGACGTTGGCGCATCCCCAGAGACGCATCTGTTGCTGAAATTTGGCAAGAGATCCAAAGCATTTTCTGGAGAGCTCACCAACTCGATCAACCCGCAGGGGGCAAGCGGCGGCATCCTGGCAGACCTTGGACGAATCGATCCCGCCGCGCTCGCGCCATCCGCCCCGTTCATTCCAAGACTCGCAGGAATCCTGATCGAGCACCATCCTTCGTCGAAGGCGATCGTGGCCACAAAGATCCAGCTGATCATCGAGGCCATTCGGAAGTCCTGACGCATCGAGCGCCAACCCTTCGCAGGTCCCCTCGCAAACGCGCCAAAACACGTTACGCGAAGTGCCCTTCGTTTCTAGCATGAGCAGCGTTTTCCACATGAACGCTAGCCATGCACAACGACGAACCCATCTCTTGCGCGAACGCCGACTGGCCGCGCCACCCCCACCACGAAATCGCTGACCTGCTTGCCGTGGCGCTCCTGCGCCTGCGCGACAAGGAATCAGCGTCCGATCATTCGGCCACTTCGGACGTGAAAGACGCAGTTGGCCTTGGCTTTACTGCCAGCCAGCGCGTGAATGCGAACCCCTATCAAAAAGAAGGAGTTCGCACATGAAGACACACGCACCCCAGGTCGACGCCGCCAGCGTGGCGGCCCGCGTTGCCCAGATCCCCCACCTTCCCATGGACAGCCTCTGGGCACTGTGGGATGAGCACTTCGACGAGCGCCCGAATCACCATCACCGGACGTGGCTCGAAACCCGCCTCGCGTACAAGATCCAGGAGCGCGCCTTCGGCGGCCTGAAGGGATCCGTGCGTCGCAAGCTGGAGGAGATAGGTGAGACCGGCATCCTGCCGCCCCGGCTGCGCCGCGAAGCCGATCGCCTGCTGCCCGGCACGATCCTCACGCGCGTCTACGACGACGTCGAGCACCAGGTGCTCGTGCGCGGTATGCGCGACTTCGAATACCGTGGCCAGCGCTTCACGAGCCTCACGGCGGTGGCCAAGATCATCACCGGATGCCCGTGGTCCGGCCCTCTGTTCTTCGGTCTCAAGACCAAGAAGAAGGAGGTCGCATGAAATACCATCGCAACACGCCGGCACCACCGACGCTTGCGCCCAGGAAGCGCTGCGCGATCTACACCCGCAAGTCCACCGACGAGGGGCTGGACCAGGACTACAACAGCCTCGAAGCGCAGCGCGACGCCGGGTTGGCGTTCGTGTCGAGCCAGCGCCATGAAGGCTGGACCGCAGTGCAGGACGGCTACGACGATGGCGGCTTTTCCGGCGGCAACCTGGATCGCCCCGCACTCAAGCGATTGATGGCTGACATCGAGGACGGCCGCGTCGATATCGTGGTCGTCTACAAGATCGATCGCCTGACGCGCAGCCTGCCGGACTTCGCCAAGCTCGTGGACGTGTTCGACCGTAATGGGGTCAGCTTCGTGTCGGTCACGCAGCAGTTCAACACGACGACGTCGATGGGACGCCTGACCTTGAACATCCTGCTTTCCTTCGCGCAGTTCGAGCGCGAGGTCACCGGTGAGCGCATCCGCGACAAGATCGCGGCCAGCAAGGCCAAAGGCATGTGGATGGGCGGCATGCCACCTCTCGGGTACGACGTCGTCGAGCGCAAGCTGGTGATCAACGCGCCGGAGGCAGACCTGGTGCGGGATATCTTCCGTCGCTACGCCGAGCATGGGTCGGCGGCGGAGATCGTGCGTGAGTTGGCGATCGAAGGACGCACCACCAAGGCATGGCAGACACAGGGCGGTCTGTTCCGGGAAGGTCGGCCGATCGACCAGCAGTACCTCTTCAAGATGCTGCGCAACCGGATCTACCTGGGCGAGATCCAGCACAAGGGAACCAGCTACCCGGGCCAGCACGACGCCATCATCGACCAGGAACTCTGGAACGCTGCCCACGCCTTCGTCGAGCGTCGCAAGCACGGTCCGCGCGAAGGCATCACCCAGCATCCCGCCCTGTTGGCCGGTCTGCTTCACGCGCCCGACGGACAACTGATGATCCACAGCTACACGCGCAAGAAGAACGGGCGCCTGTACCGCTACTACGTTCCGTACCTGCACAAGCGGCGCAGCGCCGGGGCGAGCCTCGCGCCCGGTACCGTCGACATCGGGTCACTGCCTGCCGCCGAAATCGAAACGGCGGTCCTGGAGCAGATTCACAAGGCGCTGCGGGCGCCGGAGTTGATGGTCGCTACTTGGCGCGCATGCCAAAAGCACCCCAAGGGCGCGCACCTCGACGAAGCTCAAGTGGTCGTGGCCATGCAGCGCATCGGCGCAGTGTGGGACCAGCTGTTTCCGAAGGAGCAGCAGCGGATCACGCGCTTGATGATCGAGCGCGTCCAGTTGCACGAGCGCGGCTTGGACATCCTCTGGCGTGAAGACGGGTGGATCGGTCTCGGGGCAGACATCGCCAACCACCCCCTGGTCGAGGAATCCGCCATGACTGAGGAGGCATGCGCATGACGTCCAGCGACAAGCCGGTCGCGCGGCCGGCGAACCCGAAGCTGCGCAGTGTCCGCATCGAAGTCGGCGACGATGCGCGCAACTATGTCACCGGTCAGCAGCGCGTGACCATGGTGCCGCTGACGATTCGGCGCAAGCAATATCGCAAGGTGATGATTCCTCCCCCGGGCGAACGGTCAGTCCTGGGCGCGGGCGGGGAAGACATCCCCATGATCCGCACGCTGGGCAAAGCCTTCTACTGGCAGAAGCTTCTGGATCAGGGGGAGTTCGCCACCATCACGGACCTCGCACGATCCATGAAGCTGGAACAAGGCTGGGTGGCGGAGGTGCTGCGGATGACCACGCTGGCGCCGGACATCATCGAATCAATCCTCGACGGGCAGCAGCCCCGTCACCTCAACCTACAGACCCTTCGCGGGCGGCACGACCAATTGCCGCGCGACTGGCAGGAGCAGCGCAAGACGCTCGGCTTCTCGATCTGATCGGCAGGTAGGACCGACATCACCCAGACGGCGAGCCATGTGCTCGCCGTTTGTGCGTCTGCGCCCCGGGGCATTGGCGAACCAGGAGTTTCCGCGTGGTTCGCCATTCGGTCCCTCGTATGTTCGCCACCCGAATTCTCCAATGACACCTGTTCCTCAACAACGTCATAGGAGGCTTCCATGCCGACACCGGCAACCCCCAATCCGCAGTCGTCCCGCGACGCGGTCAACAGTCTTTCACCCGGCGATCGTCGGGTGCTCAACGAGAACGAACTGGCGCAGCGCTGGGGCATCAGCCCCAAGACCCTGCAGCGCTGGCGCAGTGAGGGCCGTGGCCCGAAGTACCTGAAGTTGTCCAAGCGGGTGAGCTATCCCCTGGATGCCGTCATCGACTTCGAGACCAATGCGCTGCACGACTCGACGTCCGAACGCTCGATTCGCTGATCGGAGACGACGATGAACGAAATCACCATCTTCCCCGAGCAGTTGTCCGCGATGTCGGATGCCCAGTTGGCCTCGCTGCCGCCGGCCCAGCTCTGCGAGGTTCACCACAACCTTGCGCAGCTGGTCGACTGGGTCAAGAAGGCGCAGGCCAAGGTCCACGCCGCCATGCAGCGCCGCTACGCCGAGCAGGAGCGCGCCGCCCGCGCCGAGGTCGGCAAGGACTTCGGCACGGTGCGCTTCAACGATGGACTGGTCCGCATCGCCGTCGACACCCCGAAGCGCGTGAGCTGGGACCAGAAGCAGCTCGCCGCCATCGCCCAGCGCATCGCTGATTCCGGCGACCGGGTCGAGGACTACCTGGACATCGAGTTCAGCGTTCCCGAGTCCCGCTTCACCAACTGGCCGACCGCACTGCGCGAGCAGTTCGAACCTGCCCGCACCGTCAAACCCGGCAAGGCGTCCTACGACCTGGCCATCGATTCTGAGGACTGATCCATGAATACCAACAACACCGCTGCACTGCGCAAGCACCTCACGTCGTTCTACGCCGACCACCTGCCCGAGCAGATTCGCTACCGGGACCGCGCCGGCCAGGAAGTGGTGATCGTGCCAACCCACACGGCCACGCTCGACGAACTGGCATTCGCCATTCAGATGGCAGCCGAGGAGCAGTCCATCGCGAGCCGTCGCCGCTGCGCGCTGGACGAGCTCTACATCAACGCCCGCAAGGCGAGCGCCCTCGGCGCCGATCGCCTCTGCGACATCGCCTGGAAGGAGTAACCATGAACACGCTCATCCCCTTTCAGTTCGAGACGCATGCCCTGCGCGTGCAGGTCGACGACGCTGGCCAGCCCTGGTTCAATGCCAATGACGTCTGCGCCGCCCTGGAACTGGCGAACCCGCGCGATGCGCTCGCCAAGCACGTCGATTCGGATGACGTCGCAAAACGCGACATCATCGACAGCCTGGGTCGGGTCCAACTGGCGAGCTTCGTCAACGAGTCGGGCCTGTACGCGCTGATCCTCGGCAGCACCAAGGAGGCCGCAAAGCGGTTCAAGCGCTGGGTCACCAGCGAGGTCCTGCCCTCGATCCGCAAGACCGGCGCCTATTCCGGTACGCCGGTTGCCGCCTTGCCGGCACCAACGCAGGACCGCGTGTCCTCCCTGCTGCTGATCGGCGACGCCGTGGCCAAAGTGCCAGGCGTGAAGGCCGGCATCGCCATGGCGGCCACGCTCACCTGCATCCAGGAGAACACCGGGCTGGTGATCGAGACGCTGCGCCGCGCGCTGCCGGCCGCCAACGAGCCGACCTGCTCGCACAACGCGACCCAGTTGGGCAAGTTGGCAGGGTCTTCGGCCAAGGCCACCAACCAGCGCCTCGCACTGCTGGGATTCCAGTTCCGCAACGAGCGCGACGAGTGGGAACTCACCGACGCCGGCAAGGCGTGGGCCGAGGCAATGCCGTTCTCGCGCAACGGCCACAGCGGCTACCAGATCCTGTGGAACCCGGCCGTCGTTGATCAGCTGAAGGAGGTGGCGTGATGGCACTTCCGATCATTACCGCTGACCAGCGCTTGCGCGAGAAGAAGGGCGTGAAGCTCGTGCTGCTCGGCAAGAGCGGCATCGGAAAGACCACCCAGCTCAAGACGCTGCCCGAAGCCTCGACCTTGTTCGTCGATCTCGAAGCTGGCGATCTCGCGGTCAAGGACTGGCGTGGCGACTGCGTGCGGCCGACCACCTGGCCGGAGTTCCGCGACCTCGTGGTCTTCCTGGCCGGCCCCAATCCGGCGCTGCCGCCGGAGGCGCCGTATTCCGAAGCGCACTACCAGCATGTCTGTGAGCGCTACGGCGATCCGGCGCAGTTGGCCAAGTACGACTGCTACTTCGTCGACAGCATCACCGTGCTGGCGCGCCTGGCGCTGATCTGGTCCAAGGCGCAGCCGCAAGCCATGTCCGAGCGCACCGGCAAGCCCGACACGCGCGGCGCCTACGGGCTGCTCGGCACCGAGATGCTGGGCTCGCTCATGCACCTGCAGCACGCCCGGGGCAAGCACGTCGTATTCGTCTCGATCCTCGACGAGCGCATGGACGACTTCAACCGCAAGGTGTTCGTCCCGCAGATCGAAGGCGCCAAGACCTCGGCCGAACTGCCCGGCATCGTCGACGAGGTCGTGACGCTGGCCGAGATCAAGGCCGAAGACGGCTCGTCGTACCGCGCCTTCATCACCCAGACCATGAATCCCTATGGCTACCCGGCCAAGGACCGCTCCGGCCAGCTCGACCTGCTGGAGCCCCCCGATCTGCGCGCGCTCATCGAGAAGTGCGCTGCCGCCACCCAACCCAAAAACAGCAAGGAGTAACCCATGTCCGCCTGGAACGATTTCAACGACGCCGAACAGCAACAGACCTTCGACCTGATCCCCAAGGGGACCGTGGCCAAGGTGCGCATGACCATCAAGCCCGGTGGCTATGACGACGCCAGTCAGGGCTGGGGCGGTGGCTACGCCACGCAGAGTTTCGACACCGGGTCGATCTACCTGTCGTGCGAGTTCGTGATCCTGGAAGGCGAGTTCGCCCGTCGCAAGATGTGGAGCAACATCGGCTTGCACAGCGCCAAGGGTCCGGCCTGGGGGAACATGGGTCGCACCTTCGTGCGCGCCGCCCTCAACAGCGCCCGCAACATCCGTCCGCAGGACAACTCCCCGCAGGCGGCGGCAGCCCGGCGCATCTCCGGCTTCCACGAGTTGGATGGGCTGGAGTTCGTGGCCCGCATCGATGTCGAGAAGGACGGGCGCGGGGATCTGCGCAACGTCGTGAAGATCGCCGTCGAGCCGGACCACCCCGACTACACCCGAGCGACTGGCGCTGCCGCACGACCGGCGGCCCCCGTCACGTACACCCAGCCCGCACCGGTGGCCGCACCGACGGCAGCCGCGCAGGCCCCTCGTCCTGCCGTGCCGGGTAAGCCGGCCTGGGCGCAGTAAGGGGGATGCGTGAAATGTTGGGTCTGCAAACGACAGGCTCGGGGCTACGGCCATACGGACAACCGTCGTGGCATCGGAAACCCCGGGCGCTACCCGATCGACTGGGTCTTCTGTTCGCGCCGTTGCCAGGACGTGTTTCACGCGCTGTACGGCAACTGGGTGCGCGTGCAGGACGGCAGCAAGGACATCAAGGAGGTCAAGATGATTGACGCCTCTGACGTCGAGCGCGCCGCGATGCGCAAGTGCCTCAAGTCCTTCGGCGAGGCAGCTGGCGAGATCGGCTTCGACAAGCCGCTGGGCGGCTACTCCGAAGCGGAGGCGCTGCTGGTCATCGACGCAATCGTCACCTGCTACACCGACGCGATGGTCGAGCACCACGAAGAGACCAAGTTTCCGCCGGTGCGGGGCATGGCTCCCACGCCCGATCCCATGGCCAACCCGTTCGCCGATCTGGAGGACGACTTGCCCTGGGAAGAGCCGAAGGGGGCAAAGCCATGATCGACTTCAACTCCACTTCGAGCATCTCCGGGCAGATCACCGCGCTGGTGGACGCTGGCATGCAGCAGGCGCGTTCGGCGCAGTCGCCGCGTCAGTACCTCGGCGCATCGCGTCTGGGTGCGGCCTGCGAGCGCGCGCTGCAGTACGAGTTCGCCCAAGCGCCGGTCGATCCCGGCCGCGAAACCGAAGGTCGCATCCTGCGTATCTTCGAGCGTGGCCATGTGATGGAGGACTGCATGGTCACGTGGCTGCGGTCCGCCGGCTTCGATCTGCGCACCCGCAAGGCCAACGGCGATCAGTTTGGATTCGCTGCTGTCGATGGTCGGCTCCAAGGCCATATCGACGGCGTGATCGTCGGCGGCCCAAAGGGATTCACGTACCCGGCGCTGTGGGAGAACAAGTGCCTTGGATCGAAGTCCTGGCGCGAGTTGGAGAAGAACCGACTTGCGGTGGCCAAGCCGATCTACCACGCGCAGGTCGTGCTCTATCAGGCCTACCTGCAGTTGCATGAGCACCCGGCGATCTTCACGGCGATCAACGCCGACACGATGGAGATCTACACCGAGTTGGTGCCCTTCGATGCGGTGCTGGCGCAGCGCATGTCCGATCGCGGCTTGCGCGTGATCGCGGCGACCGAGGCCGGCGAACTGCTGGCGCGTGGCTTCCACGACCCGACGCACTTTGAGTGCCGCATGTGCGCGTGGCAAGACCGGTGCTGGAGGGCCGCAGCATGACGAACCCAACTGTGAACGACGTTCTGCGCGAACGTCTGGTCGACGCGCGTGAGGCGGCGCACTGCCTGAACCTGCAGATGTACCTGCTCACCCATCCCAAGGAGCGCATCCGTCTTCAGGTCCCGCACTACCGGGTGGGCAAGCTGGTGCGCTTCAAGCTGGGCGAGCTGATGGTATGGATGGAGTCCCTGCAGGCTGTGGCCAAGACCGCCAGCCAGGAGGTCGTCGATGCTTGACTTCAACGACGACGTTGTCGACGCATCCATCGATCCGAGCGCGCAGCGCGATGCCCTGCGCGGGGATCTGCTGGCGCGGCTGGAGACGGTGCTCTTCACGCTGTTCCCCGCCGGCAAAAAGCGCCGGGGCAAGTTCCTGATCGGCGATGTGCTGGGCAGCCCCGGCGACAGCCTCGA